TAAATGAAATTTTTTTGTTGCAATTCTTGCATGAAATGCAATTTTTAGGCATGATAACACCGGAAGAATTCAAAGCGGCGCGCAAGGCGCGCAAGATGACGCAGTTGGAACTGGCCAAATGGCTTAACGTGTCCTATTCAGCCGTGACCAAATGGGAGACCGGAAAAAACCCGGTCCCTCAATGGGTGGCGGAGAAACTCCAGGATCAGAAGGGGGTGTTCGTTCTAGACGATTATTTCAGTCTGGACGAAGCCGCCAAAATCCACGAGCTCGCCAAAGCCCGAGGCATGTCCGCGGACGGGTTGATTGCCGAGATGGTTAAACATTTGCTCAAGTTCTCGGGCTGACCTCCGACACATCCCCCATTTTTTCCCCGCCATCGAAGCCCGGCCCGGCGCCGGGCTTTTTTATTTTCATGCCTGCGAAGCGGAGAGGGGCGCGTGCTCATGGTCGAACTGCAATTTTTAACAGTGCCTGAATGATTAACAACCTGTTGGAAATAGGCAAGATTTTATCGCCGACGGAGCGAAAATTTTTTCTGTAACGTTTGCGCGAAACGCCGGTATTTGTCGGCATGAAACGACTCCTCGCCGCCACCGTCTGTTCCGTCGCCGTCCTGTTCGCCGCCGCGTGCGACAACACCGCCGTCGAGGCACGGAAAACGGAGCTGGTCGCCAACGCCAAAGAACTGGGGCGGCTGCGAAAAAAATACAAAGACCTGCGCGGTTACAGCGACTCCAGCAGCCGCGCGGAACGTGACAGGGTCATGGAGCGGATCGACCAGCTGGAGGATTTTTTCAGCGCCGCGAAGGGCGAAATCGAGCGGTTCGACCTCCGGCAGCGGTTGACGCTCGAGGCGCACGGCGCGCTGGAATACTCTCCGGCCCACATGTTCACGGACTGACCAGCCCGGCGCGCATCGCGGCGGCGAGGGCGGCGAACTGGGCGCGCACGGCGTCCTTGTCCACGGGCGGGGCGGATACCGAAACCCGCTTTAGATTTTCGGCCCGGCGTGGGGCCGCGGACGTCACCGGACGTCCGGGAAGTTGCCGGCGGGTGACGCGCCGGAACCCCAGCCGCTCGCGGAAAATGACCGCCGCCATGCCGCCGGGGTTTTTCACGGCGCGCTCCGCCAGCACCGCCGCGTTGTGGGCTTCCTGGAGGGCGAATTTCAGCGCCGGGCGGATCGTCCGCGCCCAGGACATTCCCCGCTGGAACGCGGGCAGCAGGAGCGCCCGGAGCGAGGCCAGGGGCATGACCGGCTTCCGGTTGTCGTAAAACAGCTCTCCATCGGCCAGAGCCTCCCTCGCGTGCCTCCAGGCCAGGGCGTTCGCCGATTTCGACAATCCCGACGGAGTCCGGGCCGTGGTGGTTTGTCTAAATCCGCTGACGTAGTCTTTCTTTTTTATATATCCCGCCGTGCAAAAATCAGAGTTACCCGGCCCGGTTTTTTCGGGGGCGGCGGGGGGCGTCTGCTCCGGTTGCCGATAGGCGGAAACGCCCCGCCGGAACGAAGGACGGGTGCCCCTGGCGGAGCCGTCGGCCCTGCGGAGGAGCGGGCGGGCGTCGTATTTCAGCCAGGTTCGGAGGGCGAAGAGTTTGCGCCGGGTTCGGCCGGGTCCGTCGTAGTCGGACGCGAACGCGAGCGGACACGCCGGATCGTCCTCGAGGGCGCGGAACGCCCGGCTGATGGTGTCCACGCTCAGGCGCAGGCGCGTCGCGAGATCGCGGTAGGACGGGCACGGCTTCCAGCATCCGCCACCGGCGGCGGACCATTTGCCGAGGTATTTGAGGAGCCGGAGGGCGGGCGGGGCGGATTTCCGGCGGCGGCGGGCGCGGGGTCTGGCCGGTTTTCCGGCGGTGGTCTGGGTCTGTGAGTGCATTTTTTCCTTGCATCTCGACCCAGAAGAGTGCAAAGAGGAACCGCTACGTTGCTCTTGCGCCCTCTCTTCTGGCTCAAGACTTCCGCCGCCTCACTGCTGCAAACAGTGAGGCGGCTTTTTGTTTGAGTTGTCGGATATGGGATTAGCCCAGGCCCTGGCGCTTGGCAAGTTTTTTTCGGCCAGGCCTCCCGGAGACTCCAGCGCAACAAAAATCCCCACGAAAGTGGGGAAGGGCGGCTCATTCGTGTGGCGCGTCTAGAGAATACCCGCTCGCGCGGTCCAGCACGCCATGATGGCATCGTGGTGTCATGGCGTGTTGGTATGTTGTTTTAATCGGTTGCCGCCTCCGGGCGTGCCATCGTGCGTTACAATCATCAGTGACTGGGGGTCACCGGCGCTTGCGCCGGTCCTCCGCGTCCAGCTCGGCTAACACCCGGCGGATATCATCGGCCGTCATGTTCCGCAGCGCGTGCCGAATCGCCCCCTTGATCGCGATCGCTCGCGTCGCCTCGCCGCTGGACTCGACCCGAAACCGGTCGCGCAGCTGATTCAGCGCGGCCTGGTCGTTTTTGTTGACGGAGATCGTCACGTAGACATAACGCTGCCGGGAGGCCGCGGATTCCGGCGGTGGTGGCGGGGCGGGCTCCGGCGCCTTTGTCGATTTTTTGAGGCGGAGCTTTTTTAAGCTCTCGGCGGCGGCGGAGGCGGAGGAGGCGGGCTTCATTTGCGCAGGGACAGGAGTTCGATGGCCAGACGGTTGATGTTTTCGCGCTCGGCCGGGGGGAGGGCTTTGAAGCCGGAGACCTGCGCGCGCTGGATGCACTGCCGCTCCGGGATGGCGTTTTTCAGCGCCCGCAGCCCCAACGCCTTCGCGAATTCCGCGCGCGAGCGGCCGAACGCGGTGTTGCTTCGTAGGCGCGAAAACAGGAGGACGGGTCGCAGATCGGGCCGCAGCTCGCGCGCCAGGGCGGCGGCGTCGGCGGTGCTCCACATATCCACGGGCGCCGTGGAGGAAACGAGGATGACCTTGTCCGCCTCCAGAATGCTTTCCCGGGTGGCCGGGTGTTCCAGCGCCGCCGGGATGTCCAGGAACAGCGCGTCGTATTCCGCGCCCTCCCGCGCCAGCTCCACGCCGGGGCCCGGGGCCTGCTCCAGCCACAGCGTGGCCGTGCGCTGCGGATCGCGGTCCACGATGCCCACGCTCTGCCCGGCGGCGCCAAGAGCGTAGGCCAGCAGCATGGTGGCCGTGGTTTTCCCGGAGCCTCCCTTTTGATTGCAGATGACAAATTTCATTCCGGGCACGTTGTGATGTTGTTTTGATGTGAGAACAAGGAAAAACGCGAGGAAACCCTCGCGGGGGGCGGAACGTGATAATGGGGCTTATCGAACGATCCGGGATTATCGCGATTCGAGGCCGCGGATTCGGCGGTTTCCCTCCCTGTGAAATATTTTGATTTTTGCTGTTGACGAAAATCAAATCCGTGCGATGATGCCCACGTCGCAGGGACACTGCGGCGAGAACCAAAACCAAAAACCGAACCAGAACCACCATGAACACGACCGCCACCGCCGCCAACCCCACCGAAGTGATCATCGAAAAGAGGATCGACAAATCCCTCATGCGGGATCGCGTTGAAATCCTGCCGGGAAACCGTGTGATTTTCCACACGTCCGGCATGCGCCGCCGCGAGAAAGATTTTGTAGAGGAGGAGCTCCGGGAAAAATTCACCAGAACGGAGGATGGGGCGTTCTGGCGGTTCACGAACCGCCGCGATGAGCAGGATCTGATCCGCTCCGGCGAGTTCACCGCGAGCCGCGACAACTCCAGCGGGGCAGCGGAGGCCGGAATCTCTGTCGCGGACACGGCCACTTATGGGATTTTTGGGTACCGATACGGATACAAGCTCGCGGGGGAAGTGGTGGGCTACGGCGCGGACGGCGAGCCGCTCCTGAAAGCCGACACTATTGTTTTCCTGACCAAGCCGCGCCCCACGGCCGGAATCATGAAGCGGGAGCGGGAACTTGACGCGAAGCATGAGGCGAGCCTGGCTGCGAAAACAGGATGGACGCCCGAGGGAATTCGGGCGGCGCTTATGGGACACTTTCGTGTCGCGGAACCCGCAAACATCTAACCTTCGCGCAGCCCCGGCCTTCGGGCCGGGGCATCCTGACCACCACCACCACCAACCACCAACCCACCAACCACCATGAACACGAACGAAGCCAACTCCCCCGCCGCCACCACCGAACGCGAATCCCGCCTGGAGGCGGAACTCGCCCGCCACAGCGCCTCGGTGCTGGACACGCCCTGCCACGATGTGGAGGGCGTCGAAGAGATGCTGCGCGAACTGGCCGACGAGGCCGGATACAGCTCGGCCCGCTCGGCCCTCAATGACGTCGGGTTGTGGGGCAGCACGCTCCGCGAGGCCATCGCCTGGATGGTGGACAGCATGTTCACCGTCGACGGTGAGTTGTATGACTCGCGGGAGGAGCTCCAGGATGCCATCGATCACCACCCGGTGGCCATCCGGGTTACCGACGTCCGGGTTGGACGCCATGAGTCCACCGTCACGATTTGCGACGTGGACCGCGAGGGGCGGACGGACGGGATCGAAGACGTCTGCGTCACGCACTACGCCCCCGACTCCGAGGAGGAGATTGTGGAGGCCATAGAGGCAAAGCTCCAGGCCATCGCAGAGTCCCGCGGGATCGAACTGGAGTGGAGTTTGGATCTTAGGATTCGAGGCCTGCAGGGCCGTCAGGTGCCCCAGCCGGACACGCGCTTGGAGGTGCCTGAGGATTTTAACCACCCCAACCGGTGCGTCCACTGTGACGCGCCCGTGGACCAGGAGGGGCGATATCTCCCCCCCGCTGATTGAGATTGCAATTCACGGACCCCGGCCTTTGTGGCCGGGGTTTTTGTGCCATGCCGATTGTCAAATTGACCTGCAGGGGTTGTGGCCGGGAGTTTGACCGATCCTCCCGCGCCCGCCGGGTGTTTTGCGGCCCAGTCTGCCGGGCGGACTGGCAGCGCGAGCAGCTGGACGCCCGGAGGCACGACCCGGAATTCCGCGCCCGACAATCCGCCGCTCTTTCCGCCGCCGTGAAGGGCCGGCGAATGCCACCGATGGTTGGAACGCAAGCCGCCAGCGCGAAAAACGATGCCGCGCCGGAGTTAAACCACGAAGCCAAACGCTGGCGCGTGGTCACTCCGTCGGGCGAAACGGTGGAGGTGATCAACCTCCGCCGATGGCTCATCCACCGCGAGGGCCGTGCCGAGGGCGTCCGCGTCTACGCCATCCTGCAGCAGATGTCCAAAGCGATGCGGGCCGGGCGCGAGGGATGGATCACGCAGTGCGGCTGGACGATCGAAACCCCACCCGAAGACAAAGATAAATCATGACCAAACACCCCCAAAAACCCAAGCCTCGCGGCCGGAACGGCGGGCGCCCGAAAGGCTCCGGGCTGAAGCCGGAAGGCGAAAAGGCCGTCACGCGATCCGTTTCCATGCCGCCGGCGCTCTGGAGCCGGATCGACGCTCTGCGCGGCGAGCGATCGCGCGGCGAATTCATCGCGTCCCTGGTGGCGGGCGCGGCGAAATAAACATTCCAACGGGCAAGGGGGCGTCAGGATTTGACGCCCCTTTTTCGCGTCGTCAGGGAGACGCTGAGAATGTTAGCGAGCCCTTGAGGTAATAGTGCATCGTGTATGTTCCGGCCGTCCCGCTCATGCCGGGAAAATAGGTTTCCTCGATGAGGCATTCCCCCTCGAATTCCAGCGGCGCGGCGGCCAGGTTGATCAGCTCGATCACCTGCGGATCGGGCGGGTCCGCCACCGTCACGCGCTGGCCGTAGGGATTGCCCGACGGACCGATGGGTTCCGTGCCGCTCACGGTGTTGGACCACGCCGCGAACATGGGTCCGCCGCCCAGGGTCATCCCCACCGAAATCAGCCGCCCGTCGCCGCGCTCCCGCAGGCCGCCGGGATTCGAATTGACGGCCGGGGAAATCGCGAACCCGGAGGAGTGCGACGCGTAGTTCCCCCACGTCCCGGAAAACCCTGACGGAATCACCTGCACGTCGGCGATCGTGCCGGCGTAGGTGTAGAGCCCGGAATCCCCGAACCGGCCGGCGCGGGCTCCCCAGAAAAACGGGTCGCCTGGCGTGCCCTGCCAGCGCAGCCAGTCCACGGACCCTGACAAGGCCAGGTGTTTGTCCCCGCCCATCGCGTCGGGCGCCATCGTCGCCTCGTTGATCGTCCCGTCCGTGATCGTGATTTCCCCCTCGAGCGAAATGGCGACCTTCCGCCAGCGCGGCCACAGCTCGAACGGGTCCGTCAGAATGTCGTGAACGCTGTCCATGTCAGGCGGAATAAACACGGTAACCGGCGCCGGGGCCGCCCATTCGCACGACGCGCAGATTGCCGGAATTGACGCTGTGGGCGATGTGTCGCGTGCCCGACGCGTTGGGGCCGGTCTCGCCCAGCTGCACCCATTGATAGGTGGTGGAACTGAGCGGCGAGGGCGGGGCGGTGAGCAGGTGGATTTCCGCGTCGGTGACGTTAGCCTCGAACGGGTCCGTATCGTCCTTGATGATTTTGAGCCACACCTCTCGCGCGTCCGTCGCGTCCAGGGCGGCGGCGAAATAAACCGGCTCCGCGAAATCCAGCGGCACGCCGCCGGGCTGAAGCTCCGGCACGCAGACGGTCCCGCTCTCCGCGGTGACCGCGCCGTAGGTGACGCCCACGAACCATTTCAGATCGCCGCCGACCAGCTCGCTTTTTGTCACCAGTTGCAGCCCGCCGATTTTAGGCATCGGCACGCCCAGCACGCCCAGGTGGCGCTGTTTGATGGTTAGACCGTCGGTCGGGTCGCTCTCGATTTCGGCGATGAGGAAATGCCCCTCGTCCAGCGCGATACCGTTGCGCACCTCGATTTCCGCCACGACGCCCGCGCCCTGGGGGCGCACGACGCAATAGATTTTGTCCCCGTCGCCCGCCGTGAACTCCCCGCCGCTAACAGGTTCCTGACGGATTTCGTTATCGTAAACCAAAGCCACCGCGCCGTCCTCCACCTTGATTTTCCCGGAGCCGCCGGGCTTGCAGGCGAAAAACAAATCGCTGGGCGGCGGAGTGCGTCGCGTGCTGTTGACCACGCGCCCGCCCGTCGCGCCGGTGACCGCGCCGGACGCCGCGGCGGTGGAATCGCTGCGAATCGTTAGCGGGTAGTTCACCAGCGGCCGCGTGCGCTCGCCAGCGCGCTGGAGCTCCAGCCAATCCATCGGAGACAGGTTGCCATTTTGCGGCCCGTAGGCGACGGACACGCGCCCGCTGAAGACGTCCACACTGCTGCTCTGAATGGGCGACGCGGTGACGGCGACGGGGCCTGTTAGCGCGAGCCGCCTGCCTGGCATCAGCGCCAGATCAGGCTCGGCGCCCACGTGCGTGTATCCTCCTTCCGCGAACTCCGCGGACATCGCGGCGTAAACCGCCGCGGCCAGTCCCGTCGGGACCGTTTCCCCGCCGCCGCCGCTGGCCGTGCGATAGGTTTGATCCAGCGCGTCCGTGCCCATTAATTCGACCTGGAAATCCGCGACCTTGTGAGCGCCCGTGAACAGGGCGTAGAGGTCCGGGTTGTCGTCGGCCGCGCCCGTGAATTTGAGCCGAACGGTGACGGTGACGGGAGCGGCGGAAACCCCCGTCATCCAGGGCTGGATAGCGCCTTTGATCAGCTCTCGGGGGTAGGATGCTAGAACGGAGCCGGGTCCGATCGCCTCGTCCGCTTTGACGGTTTGTTTGATCGACAGGACCTCGATTTCTCCCGGCCCCGGATTCGCCTCGGCGATTTCCGGGAATTTGAGTTTGAGCCAATCGCCCAGGTTGGGGTCCGACGTGGACGCCGGGATGTCCATCGTTTCGACAGCCTGCTCCTGCGTGACGATGGTCGGGCCTCTGAGCGGAATGGTGAAATGGTTGACGCGCGGGCCGGTGGTGACGCCCGCGGAATCGTCCACGATCTCGGTGTAGGACTGGCCGTTGACCACGCTGGAGCGCTCGTAGTGAATCACCACGCCGCGACTGAGCGCGGAGCGCGGCGTTTTCCGCGCGGCGGGTTGTCCTGCGGAGGAACGGGAGACCGTCGGCAGGTCAGCGGCCTTGACGATGTGCAGCCCGCCGCCGCCCGCGTGGTCGAAATAAACCACGCAATCCGGGTGCCACCGCATCACCTGGCGGATCACCTCCGCGCAGGTAGCGTCCACCATCTCGAACTGCGGAGGCGTTAGCGTGACGCCTGACAAAATGCCACCGAGCGGAATGGACGCGCCTTGAGTGTTGGCGTAGGCGAGCACGCTGGCAATGATTCCGGCCGATGTCTGCCGCGCGCCCGTGTTGTCGATTCCGAGGATGACTCGACTTTTGTATTTGGTCGCGTTCAGCTCGCCCGAGGCGAACGGCTGCAAATAGACGATTTCCTCCAGCAGTTTCCAGCGGCTGGACAGTGTCAGGATATGGTGCTCCGATCCGCCATCGGCGGCCAGCTCCAGACCGGAAACAATGCCTTGGAAAAACGTGCCGCTTGGCGAGGTGATCGTGACGGCGTCACCCTCCTCCCATTCCCCGGAGGCGTCCACGTCGCGAGCGATGGTTAGCATGCAGGAGTCGTTCCCTCCGTTCTGAAACGTGGCCGTGCATCCGATGACGCCGATGTCGGCGAATTCTCCGTGCGTCGAAATCTCCCAGGGCATGGCGTGTTAGCGTCCGGTTCTGGTGTTGTTCAGGCGGCTCTCGAATTCCGCGAATTTTTTGCGGATTTCCGCGTCTTTAAGCTCCTGACGATCCATCCAGCGAATCAGGGAATTGAATACGTTTTCCAACGCCCTGTCGCTCCCGGCCCGTCCCTCCACGCGGGCCTGGACGGCCTGCTGCATGTGACGCAGCTGCTCCAGCGTCAGGCCGGGGATCCCGCCAACGTCGCCCATGATCCCATCGGCGGCGCGGCGGCGTTCCTCGGCGCGGCGCTCCTCCTCGCGGCGTCGCTGCTCCTCCTCCTGGCGATCCAGCGTCACCACTCGCGCGGTGGATTCGATGGTTTCGCGACGCTCCCCGGCCTGAAACACGCGGGAACGGGATTCGCGCTCCCGCGCCAGCAGTTCCGCCTCGCGCCTGCGGCGCTGTTCCTCCTCGCGCCAGTTCTCGGCGGTCCTGGCGCGCTCGGAAATCATGGATTGCGCGTCCTCAAGCGTCGCACCCTTCCGGCCCAATCGCATTTGCGCGGCCTCGTCGCGGAGTCGTTTGCGGTCCAGCTCGGCGAGTTGTTGCGCCACGTTGTCGAGATTCCGGCGCGCCGCGAGATAGGCCGGATTGTCGCGCCATCCGTCTCCCTCCATTCTGCCGCCAGGGCCCGGCCCCATTCCGCCGATCATGCCGCCGGTGCCGAGTTTCTCGGGCAGGGCGGCGAGATCGGCGCGGGCCTTTTCCGCCTGCGCCGCCAGCAGCGCCCGCTGTTTCTCGAGTTGCTCCCGGTCGTCTTTTGTCAGCAATCCATCCGTCGCCCGTTGCAGCAGCGCCACCGCGTCCGTCTGCTTCGACGCCGCCGCGCCCGCCGCCGCGGCCCTGGCCTGCTCGTCACGGATGCGCGCCTGCGCCTCCGCGTCCGCCCGCTCCTGCGCCCGCCGCGCCGCCTCCGCGCGGACGCGCGCCCGCTCGCGTTCAAACTCCTGTTCCGTGATTCGGCCCTCGGCCCGATCCAGCTCCAGGTTCGCTAACTGGAGACTCGTTTCCGCGTCGTCCTCGTCGTCGGAGATTTGTTTGAGGCGATTTCGGGCCGCCGCGTTTTCGTTGATGCGCCGGGTAGTTTTTTCGTATTCCTCCTGGATCGCCTTTAGGCGGTCTTCGTGGGCCTTCAGCGCCTTGTTAGCCTCGCCCCACTTCGCGGCGTCATTGCGCGCCTGCTGAGCCGCGCGCCCGGCCTCCAGCGCCAGATTCGACGCCTTCTCGGCGGCGGAATCAGCGCCGTCTCCGAAAATATCGAACCGCTGAGAGATTTGATTCAGCCCCACGGCCAGAATTCCCAGCACGCCCGCGACGCCCGTCCCCATCCCCAGCCCCATCACGAGTTGGGGGATGTTGTTCACAACGCCGCGAATTCCATACTGCAGGTCATCCAGAAAAAACGCAGCGTTCAGGGCGGCGCCCCCGAAATTGTTGGTGGTTTTCGTCGCCTTGTCCGATTCGCCGCTGAAACGCGCGCTGGTGGTCGCCGCTCTGGACGCGGAGCCATCCACCCTGTTCAGTTCGGTGGAGGCTTTCCCGGCGCTCTTCGCCGCGTCGTCCAGCTCGCGCTTCAGTTCGCCGGATTCCCGGCCGGCCTTGTTCAGGGCGGTGGAGGCTTCGCGAGCCTCCTTTTCCGTTTGGTCGAGCGCCTTGTTAGTTTTGTTGGCGGAAGTTCCGGTGCCGTCGATTTTCCGCGCGGACTCCTCAGCTTCCTGACCGGTTTGATCCAGCGCCTCGGACGCGTCGTCCGCGCCTTTTTTGAGGTCGTCCAGCGCGTCGTCGGCCTGCTTGACGCCGGACGTGTCCGCGCTGGTGTTGATGCGGATTGAAAGGTCGTTGTCTGCCATGGTCAGAGTTCAGTTTGTGGCGCGGCGGCGAGATAGGTTGCTTCGTCGATCTCCTCCACGCCCGGGATCGCGAGCCCCTGCGCCACCAGCGTTTCCCACGGCTCGCCCGTGGTGTGGTGTTCTGCCAGTGCAAGATAGGACAAGCCCCCGGCGGCGTGGTCGCCGTCAACCGGCCAGGGTTCGTCAGCGCGCGGGTTTGGCTGCTCTAAAAACTCGCGCACGTCCGCCCGGAGCGCGTTGAGCGTCTCCGTCGGGGCGCGGAAATATCGTGTGCCGGTGCTCATGTCAGGGGAATGTCCAGGCCGACCCACAGGCCGGCGAATCTGCGGAGACGTTTGAGTTCCGCGTCCGACGGCGGAGCCGCGCCGGACCATTTAATTTCGCAGGCGACGTGGCCGCCAAAATAGGTGTTTGCGCTGGTCGTCGCGCCCATGTGGACGGCGGCGCTGGCGGTGTCGGGCAACGCCGCGCCCTCGAACGTGGCGGGCGTCCCGGCGACGCCGTCGACGTGCACCGTCAGCGACCCGCCAGCGAAATCGCCAACAGCGTCGATCACGTGCCACCCCTCGGACAGCGCGGCCGTGGACGAATAGGCGGACGATTGCGCGTCCGTCAGGCGCAGCAGCGCCGCCGCCTGGTTGCGCGTGTTAATCCCAAACCGGACGTTTGTGCCGCCGTTGACGGTGTGCGAACTCACGACGTGGTTGGTCGCGCCGCCGGTGATGTTGGTGTCCAGACAGGCGACGACGATGCCGCCCGCCCCAACGGCGCGGAACACGTCCAGCTCGTCGCCATCCGTGGCGCTGAGCCGGTGCGCGGAAGAGGAAAACTGGACGGTGTCGTTTCCCTCCACAAACGCCACGCGCCTCACCGGCTGCGCGGAACCCGTCGCCTGATCCAGCGACCAGCCGTTGACGATGTCCACCCAGCGCCGCACGGTCTCGCCTTCCTCCGCCTCCTCGTCCGGGCCGACGGCGTTGAGCACCGGCCCGAGCGTCGCGACGCGACAGGTTTTCACCTGCGGCACGTCGGCCGGGTGCCAGCACGTTAGAGAGTTGGACGCGCCGTCCTGCGTGATGGGTTTGCCGATGTCCGTCAGCCTGACAACGTAAGTGTCGCCGGTCTCGCCGGGAACGGGGCTTCCGTCCACGATCCACTGTCCGGCGGCGGTGGATGTCAGCGTTTCGCCGGGGAACGCCGTGCCGGAAATCTCCGCGCCCTCCGGCTCCTCCGGGTCCGGGTCCGGCCCTGGATCGGGTGGAGCGCCGCCACCTCCTCCGCTCCGGGAAATGGCTCCCAGCGCGGCCGCGATTGACGGCAGGATGCAGTGAGAGATCGGACGCAGGATCATGTTACTCCTCCTCCGGTTAGGAATTGGCGGGGATTGTCACCAGCACGTCGATCGCCGTCGCGTCCGTCGCGTTGATGACGCGGACGCGCAGTTTCGGCGAGACGAAATGGATCGGAAAACCGCTGGAATGCGGCGTGAATTGTCCGGTGTAGGGCACCCACTGTTCCGCGCCGGGGCTGCCGAGACCGAACTCGACGACAATTTGTTCGCCGCCCTGGACGCCGGCCCACGCGATGGTGCCGACGGTGTTCGGGGTGACGTCTTTGACGACGGAGGGGGCCGCTTTGGTGAGTGTGTCCATGTTGTCAGGGGTTTGTTATAAAATCAGGTGTCGGCGAGCCATTCGTCCCCGGCGGCCATGCCCGCGTCGGAGAGTTTGGGATGGACGGCAATGTCTCCCAAGATCCCGTGCGCGTAGTTAGCGCCGCGCCTGCCGATGTAGGAAAGGCGTTTGTCCGTCTCATTCCCAACGACGGAATGCATCAGGCCGGAAACCTCCTGCGCGTTGGCGAAGAGCTTGCCTGCGCCAGCCGGGCCCGTGCGCGCCACGTAACGCACGGTGGCGTTGACCGCGTGGGAGAGCACGCTCCAGGCGTTGCCCGCATCCGAAAAATGAAGTGAGTTGGACTGATGGAACGGGGAAAACGCGGCGTTGGTTCCGGCTGTTCCGAAGCCGACGAAAAGGCTCCCGAACGGCTGTTGCCTGGCCAGATAAGTCACGGACCCGCCGAGGGTCACAGGACTGGTTAGCGTGAAATGATCGTCCACGCCGTCGAACAGCAGCATTCCGGATTTAATCACCGTCGCGCGCGTGCTCGCGGTGCCGCGGTTGATCGTCACTTCCACGCCGTGGGGTCCCGCGTCCGGGAACGTGTTGGAGCCGTCCTGACAGGCCGCGGGGTCGATGTCCACGATGACGGCGGAGGCGTCGCCGAGTCCGGAACGGACGCGGGCGCGGAACAGGCGGCCCGCGAGGGCGGAGGCTGCCCCGGTGTCGGAACTGTGACCGATGCGCAAAACGGACGGCGCGTCGATGATGGATCCGGTTCCGGCGACGGTGAGGGTGTCGCCGAGCTGGTCCCACGTTTCGCCGTCCTCGCTGGTCCAAAATTTCACCTCCCGCGAACCAGCCCCGTTGTCCACGTCGTAGGTGACACGCAGCCAGCCGGGCGCATGGTTGGCAAACGGCCAGGGCGCTGTGGAGGTGACGTTGGTCGTTCCCACGCCAACGTTGCCGGTCGGGGACGCCAGGAACCGCAGCAGCCCGGCGCTGGTGATTTGCAGATGCCAGCAGTCCGCCAGCAGGATCGCGCCGGAGTTTTGCCAGCGCTCCATGATCACTTGCGTCCCGGCCGTTTTGTTGGCGATGGAAATTTTCGCCTCGATGGTCAGGTCGCCGCCCACGTGCAGCTCCGGGAAATAGGGCAGGGAGACGCTGTTTCCCGCCGTGCCGGGGAGGAGGATGTAGTCCTCGCCATCGTGGGCGAGGTAACGGGGGCGATAGCCAATCGCGGCGGTCGCGTGGTTGTCGTTCCCGGACGTGTCCAACAGCTTCGCCACTTCGTCCCAGTAACCGGCGGGAGCGTCCGCGGCGGTGAGCACCTTCGCGGGGTCGCTGATCTCGAACTGAAGGATCGGCTCCGACAAATCGTCCACCTCGGGTTCATCGCCTGGATCGGGCGCGTAATCCGTGGCGAGCAGGTTGTGCGTCCAAACGTTCCGGCAGCGAACGGAGTTGCCCGCTCCCTGAATCGCGATCATCGGCTGACCGGCGGGCATTCGGTTGTCATAGGCGGAAACGCACGCGACCCGCGTGGGCTGCCACGCGCCGGAATGATTGAGCCATTGCCCGTCGGATTTTCGCTGGAGGTAGCCACGAATAAGGTTGCCGTTGGCCTCCAGTTCCGGGAGCCACGTTTCCGCGATGTCCAGCGTGAGACCAGTCACTTGGTCGAGCGTGGCGCTCCCCCCTGAGACGGTGTAAACCGTCAGGGCGACGCTGGTGCCGTTGAGCCGAAAACTGTATCCCTGCCGCGTCGGCGTGGTGGTTCCGCTGCGCAGCGTGAGACCGGGCTGCCTGACGTGAAGATAAAACGCTCCCCAGGATTTGATATTAAACTCCCCGCCAATGGCTTGGGACGGAGAGAACATGTATGTCGGCCCGCCGAGCGCGTCCGTGTAGGTCATTCCGTCCGGAACGGAAAGGGTGAACACCCCGGGCTCGCTCGGATCGTCTTTGATTCCGGTGTCACCGATCGTTCCGCCCTCGCGCCAAAGTGTTTCGCGCGGGTTTTTGACAACAGTCCGCTCGATCACGCCCCCCGTCGCCACTCGCGTCCAGGTCGCCAGGTAGTTGGTGGATGGGTTGTTGATTTCCACCAACCCGATGCGGCCATTGTTGATGGAGTGCACCAGCCCCCCGGCGGCGATGATTCCAGCCTCGGGATTGGTGTTGATGATCGTCGGATCGTTGCATTCGATTCGATCGATGTCCGCTCCGTCGTTGTAGATGTGATAGTAAACGCCGTTGGTTCCGGCGTGCGAAAGCCGGGCCTTGTAACCGTTGACGATGATTTCCCCGATCTTGACCGGAAGTTCCTGCTCCACCTTCCAATCGCGGCGGCGAATGTGCACCAGTGGAAGGTTGAATGGGTTGATATCGGGATGCCGCTCGTAGCTGTCGATGACAAGGCGATCCATCGAAGCGCCGACGTAAACCAACGCGTTTTTGTAGCCGCCCGTTCCAATCCACGTGGTGTTGACGTTGCGGAGCGTGATCGTTCCAATGTTTCCCGGACCTTCTTTTCTGACTCCCGTTCCGCCTTGGGGAACCTCGTCGTAGTTGTCGATGCAGAGCAAGTGCTGGCCATGGCGGCCGGACACGCCGTCGATGGTGATGTTGTCCACCCGCGACCCGCCGGACAGGATTCGCATTCCGTAACCCGCGTCCATCAGCATGACGTCGCGAACCTGAACGTCCCTGATGGGACCTGGGCACAACAGATTCGACTGGAAAAACGCGGGCACGCCGTCGCTTTGCGTCCACGGTTCATCGGCGTTGAACGCCAGGGCGTCGTCCATGGATTTCACCATCAGGCCGCGACCGCGCAGACGTTCACCCGAGTTGAAATGCAAACCGTCGAAGTTGTAGCCTACGACAACACCAACGTCGATGTAAATGTCCTCAAAGACGACATTGAACCAGTTGAAGAACTGCGCCGCGAACGTCCGGGGTTTGTAGATGGTCAGGTTCTTCAACGTCAAATCCTCGACGTTGAAGAGCCGGAAAGGCACGGTCCAGCCCTCGGTTAGATTGCTGTGAATCTGGTTCTGGCCGTTTCCGTGCCAGATTCCGCCGTCGATCGTGATTCCCCGCGTCCGCGGCAGGGTGTTCCAGTCCGGATTCTGCGGGTCCGCCTGCTGCCGGAGCGCGGCGTAGTGTTCGTTGGAGAAAATGGGCAGGTTGGCGTTGTTCGGGACGATGGCTCCGCATCCGGGCAGGGCGTCAATGAACGTCCCGGAGCGCAGAATGAGACCGGCGACGGGAACCCTCGCGTCCCAAATGATTTTCAGGCCGGAGGCGGTGGCGGAGTCGATCAAGTCCTGGATGCGCGCTCGATAGTCCTGCCAGATGCTCGCGGAGACGGGGACGGAGGAAACGGAGAGGTCGAGGCTCGCCGGGGTGAACGTGGAGGGCAGGACGGAGGAGACGCAGACGGCGGAGGCGAGGCCTACGTTCGCGCGCGCGCGGGCCCGTTGAACGCGGGTGAGGTCCTGCGTCATGTCATGCCGCACCGCCTTGGCCGAGGCTTCCACCGCGGCGGCGGCGGAAGAGGCCGCCGCCTCAACGGACTCCTGCACCTCCAGCACCGCCGCCAGCGATTGATCGCGAAGCTCAATGTATTGGGCGAGCGTCGGATAAAGCTCGGGATTCGGCCCCGGCTCGGTCCCGCCTCCGGCGTTGTCGCGCTCCAAGAGGATTTTCCCGGCGCCGCACGGATACCGGTCGCCGCTCTCCAACACGCCGTAAACCACCAGCCATGCGTCTCGAGTGGCATTGCGTTTCCCAAAGGCGACATTCGTTTCCGCGCCCGTGAATTCAAAGACGGCGTTTTGCTCCAATTCCTCGTCCCATCCATCGGCGGTGATCGACTCGAGGCTCGCGGCGTCGATGGATTTGGCCGGGAGGAGCAGCTGCTTTTGCGTGCGGTCGCCGTAGATTTCAAGGTTCAGGCTGACAAATCCCGAGATGTCCAGCGGGCGGCGCACGTTTTCGCGCTCGAAAACACCCGCCTCGATGCGGACGGCGGAACCAGCGACGATGACGGCGTGACGGCGGCGGAGGTCGTCCAGGACATGATCAGGACCAACGGTTCCGGCGAGTTTCAGGCGGATTCTTCGAGGGGTTGTCATTGGGAGGAGCTTGGAAATGGTTAGTCGTCCGCCACGAGGCTTTGCACGGCGGCGCGACAGGCCGCGATGATGGCCGCGTTGTCCGGCAGAACGTTCGGGTCGCGTTTGATCCTGACAGACTTTCTGAGGACGTAATAAATCGGGTCGCGCTTTGAGGGCTTCGCGCCGCGACGGTAGAAAAGACCGCCCTCGCCCTTCTTCCCGGCGAGCGGTCGCCAGTAAATACGGTCGCCAAACTCCTTCACGCGCGTGCCGTGCGCCGCTTTGTGGACGGGGATTGTCAGGCTGCGAATGGGTTTGCCGGTCACGTCGCTGACACGCCCGGAGGGACGCACCACGCCGCCATAGTAATGGAGCCGCACGCCGCGCTCCGGAATGCGGAGAGTCACGCCGCCGCTGTCGTGAGTGGAAACGAGGCTCGCCCGCGCCCGCTCCCAGAATCCGGTTTTTACGGCGCCGAGGCGGTTGGGTTTGGTGGCGTAGGTTTCGCGGATGTGACGGTCAACGACGGTCCGCGCCGCCACCTCCACCGTGGCGTTGATTTCCTCCATCGTGAGTTTTCCGCGCAGGGCGTTGGTCACGTCCCTGGCCGTCGCGGAATCGAAATGCAGGCGGAGCTGAATCATTCCGTCACCTCCTCTCTGACAAAGACGTTCGTGACGCCCGCCTCCTGCTCCACGCGCACCACGCGGAACGCGACGCCGCGCTCGAAAAGAACGTGGCGGCCGTGCAGGTCCATCGCCGCGAGCTGCTCCACGCACGGCGTCAAATCGCGCGCGGACGCGTGCCACTCCACGATGATTCGCAGCGCCAGGCCGTCCTCCGTGACGGTCTCGAAATCGCTCGCGCGGGGCAGCCCCCGGCGGAACGCGAGGAACGGAAAGCCCCGCGTCACGGGCTCCCATCGCGCGCCGGGCTGGAGTTCACGGAGCGCGCCGGTGAATTCGACGTGATCGTCAAACCGCCGCGTGGACAGCAGCGGCGTTTCCCGTTCCTCCATCGGAATGGTCCGGTGAACAAGTCTGCGGAAATGATAGAGTTTGTCAGTGCCGGGCTTCACTCCTTCCGGTCCGCGCTCCGCCCACGCTTCGAGTGCCTCGCGTTGCAGCAGCGGCACGTCCGCGCTGTTCGGCGTGCCAATGACGGCCGGGAGTTCCGAGGAATGATAGGGCTTCGTTCCGTTGGGATCGGTGTAAACGAGTTTGTCCCCGCTCCATTTCGCGAGGCCGCGCAGGTCGTCCTCCAATTTGCGTTTGAGCGCCTCGTCCGTCACGCGCGGCGTCGCTTCCAGCGTGGAGTTCATGCCAGGCGCCACGGTGACCCTGCCGCTGCGCTGATTCACGACCGGCGTTTCCGTCGGCCCCTTTTTGGGCGGCGCGCCGGAGAGCAATCCCAGTGCCCTGGCTTCGTCGCGGGAAACCGCCTCGTCGCCCATGCCCGAATTGAAATCGTAGGGAGGATAGGGCAGGCGGAATCGCGAGAGCCGAATCCACACCGGATGATCGATGAGCGCCGCCATCTCTCCGGCATTCATTCCGGCACGCCCCTCCGGCATGTCGCGCTCGGCGTCCATCCAGCGTTGCCGCCACGGACGGGGATCCACCACGCCCCGCACGCGGACCATTCGTTTCGCCGGGAACGCCCGGCGGGCGATCAGCTGTTTGTGATAGATCGCGTGCCCGCGCGCGAGGGCCACGTTCGTTTTAAGCATGACGTCCTGGCGGGCCTTCGTCGTCAGGTCTTTGATCGTGCCCTCCTCGCCTGGCTTCGCGACGTAGCCGTGCCGCTCCAGCTGTTCCCGGATTTCGCGGCGCGCCTCCTGAAGCGACAGCTCGCCGTTGAGCATTTTCGCCGCGGCGTCGCGGTTGATTTGGAGGATTTCCGCCTCGGTCACCGCCGCCATGAAAAACGCCCTGGCCTTGCTCTCCGCGCGCACGAGATCCCATTCCGCCGTCGTCATCTCGGACGGGCGGTTGACCTTTGCGGCGAAAAACTCCTGGGCGGTGACGGCCATGCTAGAGAGTGGTTGGTGTCTTCGCTCCGGTTATGGTGTATTCGGCCCGCGTGACCAATCCGGCCTCGTGCTGAATGGTCACGTCGCAGACGGCCTGCGCTAGCGTCAGGCCGAAGCCGGAGAACGTGCCCTCACCGGCCAAGGCGTCGGCGTGGCTGCCGAGAAAGGCTTTCGCGGCGGACGCCGACGCGTGGCGTTTGCGAGCGGTGAATCGGATAGTGAATCGCCGGTTGCCGCGTCCGCGCAGAAACGGCGCGGTGCTGCGGATCAGGTCGTCGATTTGCCTGGCGTCGGTCGCGGAAACGGACGAGCCGGAAGCGCCGTCGAATCCATCGGCGGCGCTGTCGGCGAGCGGGATTCCTTTGAAGGTGATAGCCATTAAAACAACAAGCCAGCAAATCGACAAAACAGGATCATTCCCCGATGGGCGGCGTGATGTCGCCCGCGCCCATCAGCGCGCCGGGAACCCCGGCCGTGAATTTCCGCAGGCTCACCCAGCTCAATTCGCCGATGCGGTTGCTGTTCGCGCCCCACATCGCCGGACCTCCGCGCAAACCCGCGTCCGGGAGTTGGATGTAATGGGTCTGGCTGCGGTTGATCAGCTTCAGTGCGCGCGGCGAGGGAACGCCGGCGTCGTGCCAGCGCAGCGAGCGCCCCGGCCCGAGCGCGTTGGTTCCGCCGTGCTGGAGGGCCGTCACCAAATCCTCGTCGGAGATCCCTACCGGCACGCAGGAAACAGAGGTTTTCACGCTCGCCAGCGTCACGTCGGCAATGCCCACGTCGTCGCAGAGCGCGTTGCTGGTTTGCAGATCGATGGACAGGCTCCATCCGCTTTCGGTTCGGATCTCGGACCACACGCCGGTGGGGTTGTCGTCCGGGTCTTCGTCCCAGATTCCAATCCACGGCTCGGTGGGAATTTTCGCCGGGCCGAACGCGGTGTCCAGGCTGTCGGCGTGAGAGGCAAACGTGGCAATGCCGGTCGTGGCGCTCCAGTCCTCGGTTCCCGCCGCGTGGAGGGCCGTGAACGTGACGTTCCCGTCATACAGCGTGCCCTGCGACGTGAGACGCAGGGTCGGAAATCCGGTGATTCCCGCGCGCGCCAGCGTCATCACCTTTTGCGGATTGATGAGCGGGCGGACCACCAGCGCGCCGGAGAGCAGGCTCTCGCCGGGAACTTTGCCGGTCACCGCGGCCATCGCCGCAATCAGTTCCTCCCATTGGCCGGATGGCGTGAACGAAACCTGATAGGCGACGTTGGCAATCCGCTCGTCCAGGAAGCCGTGGGCGTCCGTTGTCACGTCGAACGTCTGCGGCGCCATATTGACCGTGACTGGCGTCTGCGGCTGGAATTTGATTCCGCCGTATTCGACCTGGGCGGGGCCGCGATAGATCGTGAGAGGCATTTTCTAGGATGGGTTTGTGTTAAATCTGCGGGCGGGTGCGGAAGTCCCGGCGAGCCGGTTCGGCGTGGAAATCGCCAGTGAGGGAAAACTCCACCTCCCACAAAACGAGTTGCTGGCCGCCGTCCGCTTGAGACACGGAGACGGGGATGAGGCCGCCGCCGCTCAGAGGTTCGCCGTTTTCATTCGCCGGCTGGAAATGTTGCAGAATTTTCGCGCAGGCCTGCGCCACGTGGGCCGCGTCCTGACCGGTTCCTTTGGACGACCGGTTCACCATGATGTTTTCCACGCACTGACAGACAAACCTGCCATCCACGCGCGGAATCATCGTGTCGGGCGTTGTGAATTTCCCGCCATTGCTGTTCACGACCACGCAGAGGCCCATCTTTGACACGGCGGCTTCGCAGGCCGTCAACACGTCATGTTCGCAGGCCGCGATGACCGGGATGGACGGAGCCGCCGAGAAAAACGGATGCCCCCGAAGGTGGCGGGCGATGGAAAGGGAAACGTCGGTCAGGAACATTGTTAGAAACGGATGTAGCAATCGCCGCCCCACGCGCCACCGTCCGAAGGAGGATCGATCGCCGGATCGTCCGGCGGGGAAACGTAAAACTCCCCCCTGGCCACGGCCTCCAGATCGTCGTTGGCCTGGTCGATTTTGCGTTGGCGCGGCTCGTCGATGACGACGTGAGAGCTGGGAAGTGAAATGCAGATGGTTTGGAAAATCAGGGTGAGAGCGGCATCCTCCAGCTCCGGCGGGATGGTGCCGGACGGCCCCAGGCGGTTGTTGGGATTGGCGGCCACCCGCCCGCGGACTCGGCCCGTCACGGCGCGAATCGCCCGGTCAACGAGAACGTCGGTGACCTCCTCGGGATCGTCCTCCGCGCGAGCGGCTTCAACGAACGCCTCCCACTCGCGTTCGCCGAACCGTGTTTTGCACAGCTCGGGCGTGATGGTGATCCAGGTTTCCGCCATGTTGACGTGTTGTCAGAAATGAGGACGCGGGGGAGGGGTTTGCGCGCGGCGGCCATAGCCAACCACCAGGCGACCGCCGCGCGCTCCCCGCATCCCGAATTGTCAGGTCGTCTTCAGGTTGAGCCGCACGCAGGCCGCGCTGTTGGTGACGGCGACCAGTCGCAGGTCGTCGAACTTGAGAAACTCGACGCGGCCGTCCTGGGAACGATAGGTGCCCGGCGTCATGTAGCTGTCCCGGATGCGGAACGTTTTCATGAACGACGGGTCGCGGCGCGTCGGGTTGTTGGAGCCGACGAAAATCAGGACCGAATTGTCGATCATGAAATCGACGTTGGGCGTCAGGCCCTCCTGCGCGCTGTCGTAGATGGACAGCGTCATCATCGCCTCCGGGTCGCCGATGAGCAGGCTCAACAGATCACTGACGGCCGGAGCCACGCCGCCCTGCTCGCCCTTGCCCCTCTTAAAGCGGCCTCTCACGGACTCGCAGTTTTTCAGCAGGCGCAGAGCGTTAGGACCGAACAGCATCCTGATCGGATGCATGGAACTGAGTTTGGCCGTCTTGGTGAGGTTGATGATGGCCTTGTCAAACTCGTCCACCACGTCAACGGAGCTGGAGGCGACGTTGATGTCGGTCCCCGGACCGACGGCCGTCAACGCCTTGTCCACAACCTCCTTCTCGTGCGCCAGGCCGAACACGTGCGCGGTTTCGTCCGCGCCCTCTTTGGCCGTGTTTTGGAGCGTGTCGTCGGCCATTTGCTCGACCTCGTCTATCGGATAGTCGAGGGCGTGGGCCTCGAGCTCGCCGCTCTGTTCGACGCCGCCCATGAAGTATTGTTTCGCGCCGCCGTGGAGCGCGCGGCGGGTGTCGATGATCTTGAATCGGTTTTGGTCGTCGTATTTCCAGTAGCGAAAACGCGGGCTGGAAACGTTGACCGTGGGCGCCAGAAACTGCGCCAGTTTACCGACGTTGGACAGGGCCGCGCCCTGGCTGTAGTTTCGCAACCACGCGCTGGTCGCGATGGTGGAGAGTCTCGTGCTCATTGGGGTTTTTTAAATGGGGTTTGATACCGTCTGGTTAGATCCATCGAACGGTTGCGATGGCTCCGGCGCTGGCGCCGTATTCCGCGACGGCGCGGGCGGTGCCGGAGTTTTTCGGGCGCAGTTGCCCATCGTTTACGGTGTCGAGTTCGAGGGCCGCGCCCGCCGTCACGTTGGCGGAAACGCGGACTTTGAGCTGCTCGCCGCGATTAACCGGCACAATGTTGGCCTGTCCGCCCTGCGGCGCGCCCCAGCGGACGACTCCGAACGGGATTTCAGCGTCGGCGTCCGTCAGTTCGACGGCACCGGTGCTTGTCAGGGTGACAAGGTGGTTCTCCTTGCCGGTCAGGTTTTCGGCCGCCGTCTTCAGCAGCGGCCCGGAAATGGCTCCGTGGAGGGACATTGTTGTTTAGGGTTTTGTTGGTTGAAACGGGTTTGTTAATCGGTCACGCGCGCCCCTGCGCGAGGCCAGGCGGCGGCGAACGGCACCTTTTCCGCGTTCATGATTTCAAGGGCCTTTTCCATCTGACGTCTGGAGAGCTTCTCCTCGGCGTCGCCCGGCTGCGGGGCGTCGGAGGCGCTGCGGGCGCCGGTGGGAGCGAGGGCCGCGTTGACCGGGATGGCGTTGAGCGCCTCCACGGCGGCGGTCTCGTTAGCGATGATCTGGCTGACCCAGAACGCCCTCGTTTTTTCGTCCTTGGGCGGAATGCGACCGGCGCGCACGGCGGCGTCCACGACGCTCTCCGCCTCCCGCTTTTTGACGGCGGCCAGCTGCTGTTCCAGCGCGGCGATGCGGGCGTTGGCGGCCTCGATGGCGCTTTCGTCAGGCTGCGGCGCCGGTTTGTTTTTCAGCTCCGCGATCCGGGCGCTCACGGTCGCCGCGGCGTTGTCGGCGCTCAATTCGTCCAGTTCGGAATCGCTCAACAACCCGGCCTGCACCAGGGCGGCGAGAACTTTCTCGTTTCGGTCCATTTGTTGTTTAGGGGTTTGGTTAGAAGTTTCCTGCGCGGCGCGGGCCTTGACCTCGCCGATTTCCGTAAACGCCGGATCGTTGACCAGGCCGCCCACCGGGCCGCTTTTGAGCAGGCCCGCCACGCGTTTGGTGGCGCGGTCGAATCTGAACGTGGGGGAGAAATAAGAGTAGTCCCCGCCCGCCACGGCGCGGCGGCCGCTTTCGCTCCAGGCAACGCGGCACATCACGCCGCGACCGTCCTCCCACTTGAATTCCAGCGGGCGACCCGCGGAGGCTTTGCCCTCGTGGTCAAAGTCGATGAAGGGCTTCACCTTCCGCTTCAGGCGCTGCGACAGGTCCGCCTGCAAACGATCCGCCGCCGCGGCGTCCACGGTGATTTCGATGGTCTCGGCGCGGCCGTCCACGTAGGGAGTGATGCGCTGTTTTCCGGACGGCATGTAGAGCATCCACTCCGGCACGTCGCCGGACGGCACGGCCACGTTGTCGGCCAGAGCCGCGAAAACCGCTGATTCGTTATTCATCGCTGTCGTCCTCCTTTCCGTTGTCGGATGTTAGCTGGAGAGCGGCCCACGCGTCGGCCTGGGCCTTGGTTAGAGCGTGCTCGTAAATGGCCGTCAGATCGCGCTGGAACTCGCGCGCGTCCCCGCCCGCGGCTTTGGCTTCAGCCCTGGCGCCGGTTTCGTTTTCGGCTCCCGGCAGCGGGTCGCGGGCGATTTCCAGCACGGGTTCGCCATCGGCCGGAGCGGGCAGGTTGAATTTGTCGCGGAACCATTGTTCCGGCACCGGCACGCCGAGTTCCTTGAGGAAAATCCTGGCGACTTGCGCTTCGACGAGCATGTCTCGTTCGTCGGGGATCTCGATGCGGATTTCGGGTGAGAACGAGTCGTCGCCGTAGTTGAGGCGCAGCACGGCGGGCGCGAATTGCTGCGTGAGCGTCTCCGCCACCACGGCGGCCACGGCGGCCAGGCAGTCCTTTCTAACCGAATTGTGGACCTTTCCGAGCGCGTAGGATCCCCGGCCCTCGTGCGTGTCCGCGCTGAGCGTCTGGCCGAGAATGGCCAGATCGCATGCTTTGTCCGCCATCTCCATGACGGCCTTCTGCGGCAGGCTTTCGCCGCCCCGCGCGGCGTCGGCGATGTTAAACGTGGCGCCACTGGGAATGGCCGCGTAGCCCGCGCTGCCCATGTTCGCCAGAGCGCGTTCCGCCGCGCTCCTGACGGCCTCGTTCCCCGCCGGGTATTCGACCCAACGAAACGGGATCCCGAAAAGCTGCGCGAATTTGAGAAGCCACTCGTATCCGAAACAATAGGCGCACCAGTGTTTGGCCAGCACGCGCATGAGCGCCGCGACGGCCGGATGCCCGCCGTGCGCGCGGCAGATTTGGATCAGGAACTGGTTGTCAGGAAAATCCGTGAGCGCGCCGTTTGTTTTCCCGGACGGGCGGAACATGAGCCGGTCCTCGCCCTTTTTGCCGGCCTGGCTCCATCCGTTAGGCCACGCGAAGTAGTTGGGGTGGACCCGCCGCACGGCTTTGGGCATGGTGGCCACCCCAACCTCCTCGTCATCGCGCACGTCCCACAAAATTTCGATCACGGAATGCCCTAGCACCGTGCCCTCCGCGAGAATTCGCAGCAGGTTCAATCCGCCGTCCTGCAGCCTGGTCGTGTCAGGCTTCATGCCCCAAAGCGCCCGCTCCACCAGCTTCGCGCGCTCCTCGGCCTCCCTGGAAACCGTTCCGTCGGGACCGGCGGCCGGATGCACCGTCACCGGCGTTTGCGCCAGCGCGTCGCGCAGGCTGCGCATGTTATGCGCGAGCCTCGGCCACGTGTCCACCATGATCTCAAACAGCCGCGTCTGCTCCACCAGGTCGCCGTTCAGCGCGGCGGCCAGGATGCTTTCCACCGTGGACGGAAACAGCCGTCTGGAGAGGACATCGTAGAGACGATCCTCCAGCCGGGGCTGCGTCCAATCGTGGAACACATTGCCCGATACGGTCTGGTTAGCGTTGATCGTTTCCGTCATTTGTCAGCCCCAGTCGGTGATGATTGACCCGCCAAACACGGAATCGCCCGTGACGATTCCGGCCGTGTCCTCCGCCGTCCACATGGACCCGGCGGCCTCGTTGAAACCATGCTCGGCCAACGCGAGCGCCCAGAACCTGTCCGCGTGACCGTCGCTGTCGCGGCGCGCGGCGATCGAAACGCGTTTGCCGTCCGCGCTCACCACGCGGCCCGGCTTGCGAAGGTCGTTGTAAAGGTCGCGGTCGTCGTGGATGGCGATCTGACGGCGCACGAAAACCTCCTGCAGCTCGAGGCCCATTTTTTCGGTGATGGACATCGTGACCGCCTTGCGACCCGTCGCCTTGATGGCTTCCGTGACCGGCACGGTGGTCGAGAAATTAACACCGAGCGCCAGCGAGCCGTATTGACGCTCCAGCAGGTCCGCCAGGCCGGTGCCGTTGCCCGTGCAGTCCACGACGACGCGGCGCACTTTCGGCCCCACGCCGTCCACCAGCCGGCGCATTTGCTCGAATTGATAGAACGTGTCCTTGCCGCGCATAACAAGCTGCGCGACCTGCGTGCGGAACTCGCCCGAACGCTGCAGGACGGTGACGACGGAAAGGTCTTGCTCGCGGCCGAAGTCCTGGCCGATGGAAAGCTCGCCGTCGAGCCGGTAGAGTCGTTGCAGCGTGGACGCGCTCCAGGCGTCCTCATCCAACGGGAACAGATTCACCCGCTGCGCGGCGACAATGTCGTCGTGCGCCAGGAGCGCGCCGATGGAATCGCCCGGCTCGTTTTCGTAGTTTTGCCGGTAGGCCCGTTTGTCCACGGCCTCCGCCTCCGCCTCCTCCGGCGTGATGGCGCGGCCCGTTTTGAGGCTGGTGATGACCACCTCGCCAAGGCGCCACGCGTCGGAGCGGCGCACGGAATTGACCGGGAAAGAGCCGCTCTCGATGAATTGGTTAAACAGGCTTCCCTTGCCGTTGTGCGTGCTGGCGATGCGGCAGAGAAACTCCGGATTGGCGGAGATGATAGGTTCCGCCGCTTCCCAGATGGCGTCCGCCTTTTCGTGGAACGCGAATTCGTCCAGGATGAGGTCGCCGGAAAACCCGCGCGCCGTGCGGGGATTGGCGGCGAGAACGAGGATGCGCCCGAGGCGGTTGCCCACCCGCAGGCGAATCTCGAACTTCATTTCGTCAAACTTGATAGCGTCCAGCGTGTCCGCGTCCGGGAATTCCGTCTCCACCAGGCCCGCCGCCTCCATCATTTTCCGGCCAGCCTCCGCGGCCTTGATCGCGAATTCCGCGCCGTTGGCCTTGGAGTTGGAGAGCACCGTGATCAGCCAGCTGTTGTGTCGTTGCAGCTGTCGCAGCAGGCGCGAAACGCACCAGTTGGCGAGCGTGTAGCTCTTTCCAATCTGCCGGGACCATTCGAGGATCAGCACCTTGGTGGAGTGATCCTTGAAAACCGGCAGTTGATAGGAGCGGAACGTCACCAGCGGCGACGAAACGGCGGACGGACGCGGTTCGGTGGATTTCGCCAGCGCCGGAGACGCCGCGGCGAGCGGAATCGCGCCTGCCATCGCCAGCAGGCGCGCGGCACGGGAGCGATGGACCATGTCACTCACCGGTGGCCTCCTTTCCATACAACCGCTCGCGGATGCGCTGAATGCGTTCCGCGTCGGTGAGCGACGTGTCGTTGACGATGCCCGCCAGCAGTTGCGGCTGGGCCTTCACGAGATTCAAAAGGATTTCCGAGGTCTTCACCTCGAATTTGTCCTCCTCCAGCTCCACCCGGCGCTCGTCCAGCTCCAGCTTCCGCTCATCGTTGATGATGCGCGCCAGAGTCGCTCGCTCGGAGTTGTCATCAGCGCGCAACAGCGCGTCCAAAATCACGCCGCGCACGGCCCTGGACAGGGTGGCGATAAACTTTCCGGCGGGAATGTCCCGCTCGACTTGCTCGGTCCGCTCCGCCGCTTTGCGCAGCTGCCAGGACAGGCCGTGTCTGTGGAGCATTTGATAGACGGCCGTCTCCGAGCACTGGAAGCCCGCCGCCTTGATGGCCGCGTGGATCGCGCGGCCGTCCACGCCCTTCGCGGCGTCCGCAAACACCTCGTCCAGCAGATCCGGGTTTTCGCGGGCCAGGCGGGCGTAGAGGCTGTCGGAACGGGGTTTCATGCGTGCTTAGCTCTTCTTGCTAGAGAGCAGCGCGGAGAGCTTGCTCTTGATAAACTCGACCAGGCTTCCGGAGGCGGAGAACGTGTAAAACGTCTGCACCAGCGCCCACGCGGCGAGCCCCAGCACGAACGCGGAGCCGAACCACGCCTGCCACGGGAGGGCGTTGTAGGTTTCCGCCGTCATCTGCCCGGCGTTGACGAGCCCGGAGAACAGCGCCCACGGGCCGAACACGCCGACGGATATGGTGGAGACAAAAACAGCGATGGAGTTTTCGAGCGACTGATCGGCCTTGCGGACCATGATGATCACAATGCCGGCCGCCATCGCCGCGCCGACCAGCGCCCAAAAATCACGCGCCCCGACGCGCATCGGGTCGTTTTCCTCCGCCACGGCGGCGAGAATCGCCGGG